GGGGGCGGAAATACTATGTTTAGGATCCACTCTTGTTGGGTCCCCGTTGCCGAGACACACTGCTGAATGGTACCTGGAAGTAAAAGGATAAAAGCCAATATCAGTGGGAAGGTCCAACGCTTGATCAAGCATGTTGCACAGTTTAGGATCGCCTGAATGTTCACTACCAATCGGACCATGCACCACAGCACGGCCCTTCGGTAGTTTAAAGATTCAACACAAACCTTATCTGCAGCCCTGTTGGCCACTTTCTTAACTATTGCGGCTTCATCCACAGCGACTTCCAAAGCATCTGAAGCAGTCCGTGAATCAACCTGTCTGCTACGCATGACAAGAGCACAAATGGAGTTGAAATCATCCACTAATTCCGTGCGGGTTTTATTGTAAACCTTCTTAGATAAAACACAAGCAGTAGTATAATTTTGCAAATCACTACTTGGTCGTTTATCATTCAGCACGACTGGATGAAAATCATGAACACCTTTTAAAACAATTGCTTTGATTATAAAAGTATTATAATCCGGTCCTTGCCCAACAACGCCTTCTGAATGGTATATTACTGTGAGGACTTGTCCAGTCACCCGGTCATATACAATACAGGAAACCTGTGCGCAAAACAAAAGCAATTTTATTGTCAGTAAGTAGGGGAATGTCCACCAAAGGACTTGGAATGTCCAAAAGAAGACCGACCACCCAAACATCCTTGAAAGGACGGCAAAACAAGTACTAATCACAAATATCCCTTGCGTTCCTTTCAAGGCACGACAGTGATAATCGATAACTGTAAATAATTGCACCAACAATAAGTTAAAAGCGCCAAGATGTCTGTAGTGCACTTTCCCACCTACACCATAACGGACCGAGGGGTCTTCGTGATGGTAAGGCTTACCCCCACACTCTAGGGGTTGGAAACGTACCCAAACAATCCTCAAGAATAAATACATCAGCCAGGCAAACACTGTGTTTGGTTTGACGTATTCATACTGAGGTTTTGATCTTGGCACCTGTGAATTGGGCCATTGTGGTATATGTGCGGCGCACCACAAAGTACCTACGGGTCCTAATTTCACAGAGTCCATGGGGCCTGGTGGGGGAATGACTTTCTCATAATCATCATGTTCGAAATAATATTCCGAGTGAATAGCCATTATTCCCACCTTATGGTGTACTCGGTAATTGTCGATGCAAGAGCATGAACCCAAAACATGTTCACATGTCTGTATCTTGGGATCCTTACCACTCACTGGTTTTGTTCGACCAATCCCCGAATAACCACTGCCGCCCTTAAACCCTCTAATGACATCGTTGACATCAACCTGTGGGGCTGAGACATGCAACCTGATCTCATCTATGGGTTTAATCTCCATTTCCCTAGCCCAACGTGAGGCCCGGGAAGCTCCTCCCTGGTTTCCTCCGGCATCATAAATCACAGAATTCTTGCCACTTTCGCGGCGAATCCTGAATCTTAAATCATTTTCTGCAATAATGCGGGCTTTTGCCAGGGAGCCATGTTGATTTTCACAAATAAAAGTGGGGTGTTCTTGCGGGGCAATATCAAAACTCTTGCCCTTACCCCCTTTAGGTCCTGAATGTGAATCATGTAACTTAGGTTCTACTTTCTCGGCAATTTTTGCAACTGTACCTATTACCAAAGGGGCCTTGGTCTTCAAAGGCATCCGCATCGCCATCGGAAAAGGGGGTGGCGGCGGTGGAATTGATGACTTACCCATACCTACAGCCCCACCACATGCTGGTGGGGGGGGAGGGGGAATGACTGCCCGGCTTAAAAACGGGGCGCTGGCGGTACACACATGTACGGGGTACCCTGGCATGGGTCCCTTAGTACAAACCATTCCTGAACTCAGACTAGCAGCACTAGCTACAACTCCGGGGGCGTGAGGGCCCGGAGAAGGACAAGCGACACT